GGCATCGCCAACCGCGGCGCCGGCGCGGCCAGGGCTTTCAGCGACGAATCCAACATCACATACACGGCGAAGGAACCCGCCGGAGAGTCTGGCTCCGAGAAGTCGAGGATGATCACCGTCGATGCGGATTCGGTGAGTGCGACTTGCACCAACTTCCCTCTGCTGGTGCTGCTGGACGAGGACTGGCTGGAGACGACCGGCAACGGCGGCGACGTGAGCGAGGCAGACGGCGACGACATCTACTTCACCAGCGACTCTGCTGGTAACACGGTCATGGACTTCGAGGTCGTGACCTATGACGGGTCGGAGGGTGCCGGAACCATCGAGGCATGGGTGCTGATCCCCTCGCTGTCGAGTTCTGCCGACACCGAGATTTACATGTGGTACGGCGACGACACTCAGACGGATAGCCTGGAAGACCTCGACGGGACGTGGACGGACTACTCGTTTGTCCACCACATGCAGGACTCCACTTCCTCGTACTGGACCAGCGGCGACATCGTGGTCAAGAACCACGGCACGGTCGCGCTGGGTACTGGCAAGATCGGCGGCGGGCTCGACTTCAACGACGTGGGCTCTTTGCATGTATGGAACGGTTCTCCCGAAATGGACATCGCGCCCGGCGATGCCGAGGCAGACATCACCTATCAGTGCTTGTTCAACGCGGACACGGCGCCGACTCACGCCTTCCTCATGACCTACACGCAGGAATTTCAGGGAGGCGCTACGCTGGTGGCCAGGGACGACACCCCGTCGCGAAATATGAGTTGGGAGACGTTGCCGACCACAGCTTTTATGGCTCGTGCAACAGCAACCTACTCGACTGACGCTTGGCACATGGCGGTCGGCACGTACAACGAGGACGGCGGGTCGTCAGTGGCGACGGTCTACCTCGATGGCGCTGAACACGCGACCGATACCTCTGTCGCTTCGCCCTATCCCGAGGACGGTCGAGATCCAGGCGGTATCGGCGTGGACACCCGAGACGGGCGAACGGACACCGACTACCGGTTGGACGGTCTGATGGATGAGGTCCGGGTCCGTAAGAGTTTCTTGTCCGGCCAGTGGGTCCGCACTGAGTGGAGTTGCTGGAATTGGCCGACGACCTTCAGCACGGTAGGAGCAGAGCGATGAAGAGAATGTTGATCCTGGCGCTCCTGCTGATCCCGGCCCTGGCCGTCGGGCAGACGATCTCCAGCGCGTCCTACAACGCAGCGGGGGACTCCCTTACCATCAGTGGCTCGTCCTTCGGGACAAAGTCCACGGCAGCCCCCGTGGTATGGGACAACCTCGAAGACGGGACGTGCAACACGACCGCCACTGTCGGCACTTGGTCAAGAGTCGGCTCGTTGATTATCTCGACGGCCAATGCCCGCCACTCTAACAGTACATATTGTGGAACCCATGACTTCGATGGCGAAGCTCATGCTGCTTTTCGCGGTGGGTCAGATTCCGAAAAATGGTACACGCAGTACTGGTTCTATCTGGATGACAACTTTGACTTCGGGTCCAACGGACAGCATTTGTCAAACCTTAAAATCATGAGGTATTGGACCACACAGGATAGCCCGCTTAACAACACACACATCCAGTTAGAGGCCCGATATGATGCTTCGGTAAGAACTGAGGCTGTCAACACGGGGAGAGACTTGTCCCCTGTGGTCGATGGATATGATTGGGTCAACTTGATCTTCGGCCACTCCGACCCTGGTTATGTTGATGGCGGTCGCTTGGGTTGGCGCGAATACGAGAATGATATTCCTACAGGCGAGTGGCACCTGTTCCAGTTTGAATTTGAGGCCAGCACAATCGACGTGGAAGACGGCACTATCCGTTGGTGGTATGACGGCACCCTGATCTTCGACCGGGACGACATGGAAACCCAGGACTCAGGAGACAACTCCATCCCCCGCATACACACCCTCGGCTTTTACAACGCAACGGATGGAGCCGCCTACGCCGACGGCGACGACAAGTTCTTCATTGACGATGCCTACATCGACAACACCTGGGCGCGGGTGGAGTTGGGCAACGCCTCGACGTATGCACTCAGCACCGTGCGAGAGATCCAGCCGCCTCTGGCGTGGTCAGCAACATCCATCACGGTCACAGCCAACAACGGCAGTTTCGCGGCAGACGCGCAGGCGTGGGTGTACGTGACCGACGACGACGGCAACCGGAGCACCGGGTATTCCATCACCATTGGCGGCGGCGGCGAAGCGGGCGGCGATGATGTGACGGCGCCCAGCAATCTGACTGTTGAATAGGAGGAAGACGATGCTGAAAGTAGCACAGGAATTTGCGGAGTTCATCCAGTACCTGACCGACAACATTCGGGAGCCCATCGGCACCGAGACGTTGTCCAGGTTCGCGCACCTGATGGGTGTGGTTTTGGACGCCTTGCGGAGCGCCGGGGTCCAGGACTGACATGGCGCTGAGTGAGCAGGATCAGGCGCGGCTCAGGGATCTCCGAGAGAAGGTCATGTTCTACGGTACTCCCGAGAAGGGGTATACGGACAGCGGCTTCTGGAGATATCTGAGTCACGTCAAGACCAACGATGCTCACGATCACGACAAGCCGGTCAAGCACTTGATGGGCGACACCCCCGAGTACCTGATCGTGGTGTTCTTGTACATGCTGGCCTGCGAGTTGCTGGCCTGCCCGAAGTCCCGGCAGATGCGTTTCTCGTGGGCGACGACTGCGTTCGCAACGTGGCACACGATGTCCGGTCCATACCGCAGGACGATCTTCCAGACGAAGGACGCGGAGTCTGCCGACGACATGGTGTCGAAGGGGGCGAAGGAGCCGTGCGCGGGGCGCATGGACTTCATCCTCCAGCACCTTCCGGGGTGGTTGCAAGACCCATTCATCACCGTGGGCAAGGGTAACCTGGTGGGCCGGTTGGCATTTACGCCGCAGCCCCCACACGCCCAGGAGGGGACCGACATCCCCTGGTACGGGTCGGTGATCCACGCGATCCCGCAGGGTGGCGACAAGGTCCGGCAGTACACGTTCTCCCTGATGGTGGGCGACGAGTGCGCCTTCCAGCCGGAGTTCGGTCCTGCGATGGTGGCTGCCCGTCCTGCGATGGCCGGCGGTGGCCGGGGCATCTACGTTTCCTCGGTGTATTCGGGGTCGGCGTTCAATCAGATGGTGCTTGAGACGGAGACGGGTGAAGACCCGGTCCACGAGGTTCCGGAGGCGGTCCAGCGCGGTCTGGACATCTTGGGCATCGAGTGGCCGAAGGGCATGAAGTCCTGGAAGACCCCGTCGGATGTGTGGGTGTTGGAAACACACTACACCGCGGACCCCGCGAAAGACCCGGAGCGCGACGGCGCCGAGTGGCTGGTCGATGCGGCGAAGGGTTACGTCGGGGGCATGGAGTCCAGCGGCTGGCAGACCGAGATGGAGATCAACTACGGTGCCGGCGGCGGTGACCCGGTGTTCCCGTTCGCTGCCGACAAGACCTGCCCGATCTACACGAAGGTCATCCCCTACGTGGACGTGATCGAGCGAATGCGTCTTTACGCTGGGTACGACTTCGGGATGGACAACCCGTCGGCCTTCGAGGTGTGGGCCATCGACGGCGAGGGACACTCCTGGTCGGTGTGGGAATTGTACGAGCCGTGCCTGGACATGATCGGCCACACGAACCGGATGAAGGCTTGTCCCTACTGGAAGGATATCGAGTACATCGTCGGTCCTTGGGAGATGATGTCCGCGAAACTCCCTGGTGCCCACGGGCTGAAGACCCTCAACGAGCAGTTTTCGAAGTACGGCATCCACATGCGTCAGGGGCGCAAGGGTGTCAACGGGACGATGGCTCTGCGGTTCTTGAGCGAGTATTGGAGCGACCCGAAGAACCCGAAGGCCCACATCACCGACGCGACCCCGTATCTGGCGTCCGAGGTGTCCGAACTTCGGTGGGCGCGGCACACGAGTTCGGTGGTGGACGCGAAGAAGAACCGGCCTGACAAGATTCGCGAGAAGAACGACCACGCCTGGAACGCCACGGCAATCCTGTTTGACACGGTCCCCGGCATTTGGGTGCCGAGCAGGACGCGGACCGGGCCAGACACGCCAGACTACTACATCCAGAAGACGATGGCCCGGAACCGGGCTGAATCTCGAAAGAACGGAGTCATCTATGTCCGGTGATGTCAACAAGAAGGCAGCGCGAGGCAAGAAGAAGGCAACGAAGAAGGCGCCGAAGAAGCCCGCTGCGAACGTGGGGCTGGAGACTCCCGAGTTCATGGAGCCCGCCGAGTCCGATCCCCTGGAGATCATCGGCGTGATCGAGATCCCCCCTGCCTTCGTCGGTGACACGATCGAGGGCAACATCTACGAGACGCACCACGAGTGTCCGGTGTGCCATGCGATCGTGCAGACCGTGGGTGCAGGGCACCCTGAACTCAAGTGTTCTCGGTGCCGCATGGTGATGCGGACCACTTCCGAGATTGTGGAGATGGACGATGATCGGTAATCCGCTGAAAAAGGACTCGGTAGAGTTCAAGGATGACGGGGTCAAGTGGTGGAACCGGCAGATCAACCGCGGGCTCTCCCGGCGCAAGCGCGAGAAGAAGCAGTGGAAGGCGAACGAGGAAGCTGCCGCCCCGAAGTGGGTAGACGGTGAGGCTCAGATCAACAAGATCGGGTCGTGGATCAAGACGCACCGCGCTTCCCTGGCCTACAAGAACCCGATGCCGAAGGTGTCGGCCAAGACCGCTGCCGGGTACGCCCCGGTGCAAGTGCCCGTGATGGACGAGAACGGCAGGCCGAAGCAAGACCCTCAGACCGGCGAGGTACTGGTCCGTCCCGTGGTCCGAGCGCAGTTGCGTGAGAAGGTCATGCGCGACATCGTCGGCGCCCCCTTGTTTGGCATTGGGGCCACCATCTCCCGCTTGGTCAGGGCCGAGGCGATTGCCTACGGAATCCTGAATATAGCGTACAAGCCAATGTTCGAGACGCCGCCCGAGCGCGAGTCGGGGCAGAGGATTCCCGTCGGTGAAGACGGCGTCTTGGACTTCTCAGATTTTGTGTCGTCCCCGGTGGACGGGATGCCGATGCAGGACGACCAGGGCAACCTGATTCGTCGGGCATCTGTCCCCGCATGGGAGGACTGGTGCATCGACTGGACTTCCTACTGGAAGGTCATCATCGACCCGGACGGCGAGAACGACTTCATGCAGCACCGATGGGTGGCGATGGAGGAGTTGCGTCCGTTGAGCGAGGTCAAGGATGACCCGCTGTTCGACAACACCAAGGATCTTGCGGCGAGTGGCTACCGCAAGGAGCCGGACGAGGACACGGGCATCGAGGGCGCGGAGCCCGAGTACGACGACGAGTGGACGGGTGATTGGGACGACGAGTCCCGAGAGCGGGACGCGATGGTCCGGCTGATCCACATCTTCGACTTCGTGCAGGACGAGTATCTGGTGTTGGCCGACGGCCACGGCGAGTATCTGCGGAAAGTGGAGACTCCTCCGGGCGTGACCCACAGCCCGCTGGTGTTCTTCCGGTCGAACGAGGTCACCGACCAGTTCTACCAGCGTTCCCCGATAACCGACCTGGTCCCCATGCAGGGCGAGTATTCGACGGCCCGCGAGATGCAGCAGCGTGCGATGAAGCGGAGCACCCGGAAGGTGATCGTTCCCGACTCTGCGGACTTGGACCAAGAGCAGATCGACAACCTGACGAGCGATGAGGACATGGCCGTGGTCAGGCCGAAGGGGCCGTACACCGAGGGGTCGATTTCCCTGCTCACGGCGCCCCCGATTGCCGAGTCGATCTACTCGAACATCCAGATGACGGCGCGTGACTTCGACGAGATCGCCGGCCAGCCGGGCGAGAGCCGGGGTGTGGCCAGCAGCAAGACGGCGACCCAGGTCAACGAGTTGGGCAAGTACACGGGCGTGCGTCTCGATTTCGCCCGCTCTCAACTCGCTGCGACCATCCGTGAGGCGTTCAAGAAGCTTGGGGATAGC